GTCTGCGCTACATGTGCAACGAATTGTGCTCGGTATCGTGTCATGGATTGACAAGAACACGTCATAATCTTGGCCGCAGTCTGGGCATAGGTATTCATATCTGGGCATTAGCGCACCCTGGCTAACTTTGTATTCTTTAAAGCTTGAACGCCTTCGCTACCCAACGCAAATAAGAAGGTTTGGAAACTAATTGCCTTTGGGTTTTCATTTGGCCGCATAAACTTTAAATCTTTTGGAGTGGCCATAATGGCATCGGAACATTCCCATAATTCTTCAAACCATTTAGATCGGCTCACTACCATTAAAGCCAAACCATTGTTATTTTCTATAAATTTACGCGCCCAAGGCGTTACATGACTAAATGGAGGATTCATCCAAACGAACGCCCCCCCCCAATTTTGTGCAAGTCCATCGTCTACCTGGCTAAACCATTTCTTTGCAGGTATCCAAGGAATTCCACTTGGCGGTGCCGCCACGTCAATATCGAAACTTACACCCATTGCATCAAATAGCCATTTAGGCGTGTAGTAATCATTGGTAGTTACTTCTTCAGAAGCGTATTTAAACAGGCTTAAATCGCCTTCCTGTTCAGTCATTTGACCGCCCCAGTTCATCCTTCAAAGCTTTGGCCACCGACTTAACTTCGTTTGCCAGGCTTTCGATGCCCTTAACTCCACAACCATAACACTCGACCAGAACGATGCCATGGGGCAGTTCGCCAAATTCTTCAATTGTGTCATGGTCTTGCACCCTTTTACATATCCGGCATTTAAAGCGAAGCGCTGGCATAATCACTTCCTAAGAAGTCCTGCATGGGTCGCAAGTGTTCTTGGTTGACCCACCAGTTAGAGTTTGACGTAGACCAGTGCTGGCGCACCTTTGCATGGCTAATAGGTATCCAACCGACTAGAAAGTATTCGGGCGTTTTACCTGTAACCAGGATGGCTATGTCGTTATTACGATCTGATTGGCCTATGACTAAATGACCATCGCGCCACTTAGTCCATTTAACTTCGATATTGCTACCAATATCTGCCTGGTTCTTAAACGTGTTAACTGTTGGCCGAAAGTCTTCGATGCCAAAGAACTTTGCGGTAGCAATTTCACTACCTACCGATTCGGCCAATTCAGCGATGTATTCGTGATAGTTAAGGCCCTTATTCTTTCGCGTTGAATAATTGGCCACGCTTTTCTGCTCGGTGGCACGCTTAAAACCAAGTGTGTGTGCATCTTCTTCTTCTTGGTAAGTAAGCGTTACCCGAATTATCGGCAGGTCGCGCAGAGCCATAGTTCGCTATGTGTCGTTAGCCGAGATTTTTCAAACTGTTTTTCGCATAAGTCGCAGTTAGCCCATCTGGCGATAAGTATTGTGTCATCGTCATCGAAGCGGTAATAGGTGCCATCGGCTCTAAATATTTCTGCCGCGCCCATTATTTCTTATCCCATTTGGCAGGGCACTGGTCGCCACGTTTTCCAGTGCAAACATAACCAGAATAGGGGCCTTTAGCACTAACACCTTCTTTGTATTGCATGGCCCCATGCTTACATTCCGGTATTACTGTGGCCCCTAAAGTCTGTTGAACCAGTTCAACGCCCTGTCCCAAGGTCGTTATCTTTGGTTCATCGGCTAAAAAGTTTTCCCAGTCATTTGTTAAATCTGCCTGTATCCGCACTGTTGTTTTGTCATTTTCAACGCGTGCCACCTTTTCCATTTCTTCGCGGTTAGCCCGTGGTGCTTTTAGTCCATCCGTTGTAGTTGAATACTTTGGATCACCAGAATTTGTGATAGCGCGAGCATAAGCCGACGTTTCTGCCTTCTCCATAGCAAACTGGGTTTTCATAGACTCCATGGCCAGCCCGGTATAAATTGGATTAGGGTCATCAAAGAAGCGATACACCTTAGCCTTTACCCAGACGAATTCGCCGTAAGTGCCGTGTTCTGTGTCATAGCGCATTTCTGGGTTATCAGCTTTAAAAAGTTCTATGCGTTCTTCTGCCGTCATATATTTAGATAGGTCAAACATTCTCTAGCACCTCGGCTTCATGGATGCGAACATTTATGCCAGATTTGGCAAAGTAAGCCTTGGCGTATTCCATTTGTTCTGGCAGTGAAAAAATACTGCCATTTGGCCCTGCTTGAACTTCTGCGATGTGTTGGATGCAGTAAGAACGTTGCAAGTTTGGCTTTTGAATTGAATAACAAGTAACGCTGGCTTGAGTCTGTGCTTTTTCGTGCCAGGTTCCATCTTTTAATTTGCCCCATTGGGCTTTGCAGTAATCGCAGTAGACCCCAGTGTTAGCGCGGCTTATCATTTGTGATCTTCTTTACTTGCGTTCCAACTAATTGCGCGGCCTCTGTGATAGCCGATGCGCTTGCCTTCTCTAAGGCCTACTGTGTAGGCGTAGACAGTCAATAAGAAAACCCCGGCCGCCAAGGCTATTACCTGGTAGTCGATTAGTTCTATGGTCATTTGTGCCCTTTCCTGCCTGGTATCTCCAAGCAGGTTAAGGGTCGCATTTAAGGGTAAGGCCCGTCAAGAACCGACACGCTAGGGCGCTGGTTTATCCTTTTTTGAGTCCTTTAACCCATTGCTCGCTAATACGCCGCCAAGGGAACCAGTTAAGAATATGGCTAGGGTTTTAAGTAAATCAATAAAAGCCGCGTCATTGGGCGCCTGGGCACTTACTGGTTGGGTTACAAATATCAGGGCATAAACGATGCCTAGGGTAACTATAAAGAAAACCACCGAAAGGGTAACGCCAATAAACAAGATAAGCCTGGCTTTAATATCTTCTGGCCCCATGCGCTTTTCGCTCATTGGTGTCCTTTCACTATGCCGCCTACTAAATCTTCGGTGCAGGTTCCAGTAACTAAACATTCTGGCTTTTGGCACTCTGGGTTTTTCCAATTAGCGTATTCCTGGCATGGGTAGCGTGTATAGCCGTCATAGCGCTCGCAAGAAGATAGGGCCAAGGTTAAAACTAACCCTAGCCCTACCGCTATTACTTTTTTTATTTTGCAGTTCTTCCAAACGCGGCATCCTTTGGGTTAAGGGCGCGAAGTAGTGGCCCTGCTACGGCTGATAAAGCCAAAGAGCCAAGAAGCTTTGGATCTGTTTGCCCGGCGATGTAAGCACCGAGAATTGCAGATAGGGCAGTGCGTAGATAGGACATTACTATCGCTTGTATTTTTGCGTTCATTTTTATCTCCTTAGTTAATGGTAGCGAACACGTATAACGTGGCCGTTCCAGAACTTGCAACGGCATATAAATCTTCCAAGTCCGATAATGGAATTTGCAATTTATCGCCGTTATCTAGTCGGTATCCATTAGCGGTAGTTAGGTTCGGGCCGCCAATATAAATTGTGCCACTGGCACTATGTAGTTGGACTACCTGGTCTGCCCGGTTAGCCGCTACAACTATGCCCCTTGTTGTGGTTACTGTAAAAATATTAGTTATTGGCACTGGTCGCTTCTTTCACTAATTCCGGCTTTGTATATTTAGGGCGGCCATAGGCGACCACGAATAAAGTAGCCCTAGCCTTCTTCTCTACTTGTCCACCGTTTGCCTGATTCTTTGAACTAGTGTTTCCTTCGACGCAAGTAATCACATTTGCCTGGTTAACTTCTACCACTAAGCCGACGTGTTGCGGTATTGGCCCTTTAGTAAAGTTAAAAAAGGCTAGATCACCCACTCTTGGCTTTTCGCGTAGTCGGTCTAATTCTTGAAATGCTTTCATGCCATCGATAACGCTGACGACATTTGGGATAGTAACGCCAGCCTTCTTGGCACACCACATAAGAAAACTGCCGCACCATGGCTGAAAATTATGCTTAGTAAAAGCGCCATATTTGGTTTCGTTATCCTTTGGGCCTTCTACATAACCTACTTCGCCAAGGGCAATATTTACCATGGCTTCTGGTGTATTAGGCAAATAGTTTGGCAAGTTCTTCACTTGTCAGCCCTAACTTGGCCGCTATTGCTTCTTTGTCGGCTTGTGCTTGCGCTTTCAAAGCTTCGCCAGCCGCTTGTTCTGCTTCGGCTTTAGCCTTTGCCGCTTCAAATTCAGCAGTTTCAGCATCAGTTAATTCAATAATAGAAGTTTCGCCTGTTTCGCAATTAACTTCTGTGCGTGTTAGTTTTGTCATTATTTTCTCCTTATGAGTTTGCTATGCCGTATAAATAAACTGTTGTATATTGTATAAAATTGTTAATTACTCCAGTTAAAGTAATAGATGTAATAGCCGCTGTGTCTTGCCAGTTTCCTGCTTGAGTTCCAAGATATTGGGTTGTTGCGTTTGTTTCAGCAGCGGTATAAGTTACAACGGGTTTATATAATGTCGCAGTTGTATAATTCGGAATATAAATCTCATCATTGGAAAATACATTAGCAGTGGCGGTAGTTCCTGTGGCGAATAAATATGGTGGCGATGTTGAATCACTTGTGGCTGCTGCGCCATTTCCATAAATTCTTGCGTTGGAAGAATCCCAATTTGCAGAACTGCCATTAAATCGTAAATCGTAAGTGGTTTGAACGCCGCTTTGAAGTCCCCTACCAGATATTTTGACTAGTAAATCTGTATAAGTGCTTGGGATGCTAGATAAAGTAATAGCAGCAGTTCCACCGCTTCCAACTGTGGTTGAAGTTATTAGTGTATATGTATTAGGCATTATGCAGCCGCAATTCCGTAAAGAGTAACCACAGTTCCAGCGCTCATATTGCCGCTGGCATTTAACTTTATTATGTCAATGGCAGAGTTACTTCTCCATAATGAAGTGACTAAACCAACATAATCAAAAGTGCTATCGGCAACAGAAGTAAGAAAAATTTTGTGAGAACTTGTATTTGCGTAATTTTGGAAATGTGTTATTAAAATTGTTCTGGTCGAGGATGAAGTCGCAACACCCCAGTTGCCGAGGCTGTTGGCTGTTGTGGCTCCCCGATCTGCTGTCGCAGTAGTTTTATCTCCATATAATCTGTTGTATGAATAATTTGTGCCAGTATCTAAACTTCCATTACCAACTTGATAATTTAGATTTATACTACTACTTGGCAATACAGAAGCCACAATTATTAAATCTGTATAAGTGCTTGGGATGCTTGAGAAAGTAACGCCAGTATTTCCAGATGCAAGTGTTGTAGATTGAATAGGAGTATAAGTAGAACCAGCAGCCATATTATTTCACCCCATAAAGTGCGATAGTGCTTCCTGTTGCCCAGTTAAAAGTGCTAAAAACTCTAATAGTTGTTATTGCTTCTGGAGTCTTAAACCAAGAACCCGAAGCAATCCAGATAGCACCTGCTGTATTGTTTTCTTGTCCAAATAAATATTTAACTGTTTTGGCTTTGTTTGTCGAACGATAATCAACAATATCCATAATACCAGCCTGAACGATAGTATCTCCACCAGCGTAACCAAATTTAATGTCGGTAGCCGATATGTCGGCGCTTGCGCCAGCGGCAGATGCAGCGCCATAAAGGTAATGGTTTGAATAGTTGGCAGTCGTATCACCGTTAAATTGTAAATTCATTGTGCCATTTATTTTGCCAGTTGTGCGAAGTTGTAAATGCGTAAAGCCCGAAGGAATCGAAGTAAAACTAAAGTTATTAGAACCGCTTATGTTTATGGTTGCAATAGACTCAAAAGAGTTTGAGGCGGCTGGGGCAGCCCCTTCTCCTAAGAATCCGGCAATAGCATTACCTATCATTAGGCGATAGCACCCACGATTACCCAGTTATTTGCAGAAATTTTCAAACACGCGGCGCTCTTGTATTGGGCCAAGGTAGGCGAAGCACTGGTAGCCCCGGCACTTGCCAAAGTTGTTGTGCCCGGCGTTACGGCAGATATTGTGCAAACACCCACACCAATATTTAAAATAGTTAAAACTGTGCCAGTTGGATAGGCAACGCTGGCATCGGTAGGAATTTTAAATGCAATAGCAGTTGCCTTATTCATAACTATCAAGCTTTGATAAGAGTCTGCTAATACACCCGTGTAATCGGCGGTCTTGGTGCTAACGTCGAATTGAACTAGCGCGTTCATGTCGGCGGCAGAAAGCACGTCGCCAGTGCTATAAGCAAAGCCAGTAATTCCCATTTTTATCTCCTATCAGTAAGCCAAAACGGATAGGCGGTTTGGATCGCCTATAACCCCGTAGATGGTTGAGTCTAAAATAAACGAACCTACAATTGGTTCGCTAGTAGTGATTACGACATTCCAAGTGTTGGGCGTAATTTCATGGTCTACGCCCATTACCTGCAAGGTCTTTGTTATGGTCGAATAGCCAGCCCCAGTGGACTGGGCTTCATTGGTTATTTGAACTGTGTGAAAATAGTCCAGGCTAAGGCCAGCAATAATGCCGTCGTTATAGTCTGGCGTCGATAAATCTAGGCGGATGCTATCGATGCGGATACTTGTAAAAGCCCTGGTGGCGACGTAGTTCCGGGCAATATTTAGGGCATCGGTGTCGGTTTGGGCCAATACATTCTGTTGGGTTAGGGTGTGTGGAAAATAGGTAGCGATGGAGTCCGCGTCAAAAACCGACTGAACGACGCCGCCAATATTTTGGATGCTTGCTTCATTGATAATAAGTTTGTCATCCAGCGCAAAGGTAATCCCGTTATAACCTATGGCACTGCCGTCATTATTAAAGATAGTTGGGTTTTGACCAGATAGCGCCATGAGTTCGCGGCGGCTTCTAAATATGGCAGAACCCTGGGTGGTCAAATAGAAAGCGCCCTGTTCCGTGAACTCCACCATTTGCAAAGCTTGAAGGGCAGTTCTATTAGTCCCCGGATCATCTTGGCAAATTGTTTCATAGCCGCCAGTTGTAATAAGGCGCATTGAGTTTGGCCAGTCGATGGTGTCTAGGATTTTGTCAATTCTTGTTCCCGTATCTTGTCCATCTGCCGCCCCAGTAACTGCGGCAATATTGGCAAGGTTGAATAGGCGAAAGGCGTCGGTGCACTCCAAATCGACATAACCAATTACCTGGTCTGCTTTAGGGTAAGAATAATTGTAAGCCTGGGTGTAACCGCTAAAAATGTAATATTCGATGCCTTCATAAACCGCACTGATTTGAACCTTGCGTAAAGGTAAGAGTTTTCCAAATAGTGGACTTAAAGTATTTTGGGGGTTCCACGTGCCGTCTGGATCTAATACGCGAACCGATGCAGTAGATAATTCAAAGTTATCTTGAATTAAGTTAAATCCACCTTTAGTGCTGATTTTTATTACTTGGTCTGAAACGTCTATTACATCTGCCGCATTATCCGCCAAGACATTTGTTCCCAATATTCCATGCTCGGTAGAATCCAGGGTAAAAGGGTAGCCAAAAACTGGCCCGTCGGTAAAATTTACTGTTACTTTTATTTGCGGTAGGTAAGCCACTAGAAGCCAGTTCCACCAGGGTATTTATTTATTCGACTAGTTCCTACCACAATTCCAGAAGCGGTTTCGTTTTGTTGGCCACTTGTAACGACTGTGGTTAAATCTTTAGGATCAATTAAAACATTTACTGTTACTGGATTTGTATTAGATAGCGCACCAGTGCTTG